CCGGCATGGATGGAAAAACAGATTCCCGCTTGGATGTGGTCACGCTATGAAATACACATAGCACCATATGGCACTAAGCTATCCAGTATCGCAAACGTAGACCCGAAGACAACCGCACTCATAGGATTTAGCGCAGGTGGTTTGGATGTGCTGCGTAACTACTCACAAGATTACGCAATGGTCGTACTGCTTGACCCATCAACTCGCATGGATTATGCAAAGATTGCATACACCACTAACACCTACATGTTCTACAATCAATCCAACTGGGGTGGTACGAATAAGAGCATGGACGATGTAGCTAATCAAATCAATGCAACAGGTGGTAAGGCAGTAAGCATGAAGCTTAAGCACAACGAAATACCCGCATACTTTTTTAATCACTTTAAAGGCGACTACTAATGAAAGCAATGACCATTGATCAACTCAAAGACCATGTGCGCAATTCGATGCAGCACTATTACAACAAAGAACAAGTAATTGAACTAATCAATAAGCTAAACAATGAAAGCAAAAGACAAAGCATGGCAACTGTACTCGAACTATTTTGATATAGTCGAAGGCGAAAAGCAAGAAGGTAACTTAGTTGATATACACATCAAAGCTTTGAACGCTGCGCTGTACTGCGTAGATGAAGCCATAGTAAATGCACCTACCGACATAGTAAATGACTTTGAAGGTACGGGTGAATACTACTCTGTGAAAGCCTACTACCAGCACGTAAAAAGTGAAATACTAAAACTCAAAGCACATGACAAGAAAACAACTGCAACAGTTTAGTGTTGATGAACTGCGAATGCTACGGCATAGATACCTAGCAGATACGCCAAAAGGCAGCACGGAATCTAGCCGGGTGAATCGCATCATTTACCGAATCAATCAAGAAATAGATTTTCAAAAAACATTTTTAATACATGAGTGAAACTAAAAAAGAAACCGCCCTGCGGACACTTAGCAAGTCACTACGCAAAAGATTCCAAGGCAAAACGGTTAACATATCTTGGATTGAACTGGATGCGTTTATGATGAAAGCGCAAACACGGGAAATGGAAAACATACTTAATGCCTACAACGAAGGCTATACAGATTGCAAAGCAGGAACACCAAACAGAACACAAGATGAAAGCAACACTAACGTTTAACCTACCTGATGAACAAGTAGAATACAACTACACCCTTAACGCCGCCCGGTATAAGGATGCACTTAAGGACATCATGGATATCATGCGGCATGAATACAAGTACGGTGAACACGATGGAGATGTGCAGGGCAAGCTTGTTGAACTATATGATACTTTTTTTGAAATCACCGAAGATTTGTTGGATGAATGATAGAATCCTATAGAAATCTTTAATCATCTTAGTTGCTCAAGGATTTCTGTAGGATTCTACAGAAATCTTTCACCAACCTAGTTGTTCAAAGTTTTCTGTAGGATTCTACAGAAATCTTTCACCAACCTAGTTGCTCAAAGTTTTCTGTAGGATTCTACAGAAATCTTTCACCATCTTAGTTGCTCAAGGATTTCTGTAGGATTCTACAGAAATCTTTCACCAACCTAGTTGCTCAAAGTTTTCTGTAGAATCCTACAGAAATCTTTCACCATCTTAGTTGCTCAAAGTTTTCTGTAGAATCCTACAGAAATCTTTCATCATCTTAGTTGCTCAAAGTTTTCTGTAGAATCCTACAGAAATCTTTCATCATCTTAGTTGCTCAAAGTTTTCTGTAGAATCCTACAGAAATCTTTCATCATCTTAGTTGCTCAAAGTTTTCTGTAGAATCCTACAGAAATCTTTCACCAACCTAGTTGCTCAAAGTTTTCTGTAGAATCCTACAGAAATCTTTCACCAACCTAGTTGCTCAAAGTTTTCTGTAGGATTCTACAGAAAATTTACCCCATCATTGCTGCACCTTGCGATAGCCATGCTTCCATAGGAACCTCCCCAGTGCCTCGCCTTCAGCATCCACCTTTTCCTCACTCCATTCAGGCTGGATATGATGAAGGTATTCGTGAATTAAGACAATGAAATAGCGCAGCGGTGGTAGTGTAGGGTCTATCTCTATCACATTATCACTATACAGCCCATCCGCTTTTTCGCGTCCAAGTTTGCGCTGAATAACTTTAGGATGTGGTTTGCGTTTCATTATCTTTGCGACATAGTGTAGTGGTTCATTGCATTATTGTTTTTGTTATAAATTGATACAATCAGGCTCCAAACGTGGAGCCTTTTTGTTATCTAATCTTACCGTTCACAATCCTGTAATTACTCACTTCAAAATCTCCACTATCCATTACACGCACATGTGCAAAGCCGTGATGGTGTTTATTGATGGGCATGTAATCAGGGTGCAGCTCACATAGACAGGCCACGCTCCAACACGTTGTTATCTTGCCATTAATGTTAGGCTCTGTATGTTCACTTGCTTGGTGGTGGTGTCCACACAATGCGCTATCCTTAGCGCGTAAAAACAAACCGCGTGCGATGTTCACAGGGCTGAATACTGATGCTCCCAGTTCATGACCGTGTAATATGGTCAACTTGCCCGCGTGTATTATCTGCTTATCAGGAATAAACGTGATGTTGTACTTATCCAAGTGCATTAATGATTCAAAATTGAACTCATCCATACCCAACAAATCAGGTGCATTGCGCATGATGTAATGATCATAACGCACATCGTGATTACCGCACTTGTAATAGATGGCAGCATTTGGGAAAAGCTTGCGTAGCGTTTGCAAAAATTGCCTGGTCATTAGCACTTCATGCCCGAAGTTGCGCTTACGCGGGTCTTTCTCAAAGCGACTGATTGCATAGAAGTCTATGATATCACCATTAAGCAGGATAGTATTAACCTCATTCTCCAAACCGTACTTCAATGCTAACGTCAATGCCTGTATGTTATGATACGGCACGTGTATATCCGAAAGCAGAAGTATGTTGTTGTGATTAATTGGTAGCTTGAACGGTTTATAGTTCGCTTCCTGTGATGGTGGCAGGTCAAGCGGGTTGCTTTGTTCAGGCATCAACTCGTTTACCATATTGCCGAAGTCGGTGAAATGGTTTTCTAGTTTGCTTAAATTACCTGTTGCCTGCGGTTTAACGGGTGAATGTGGTGCGAGGTTATGTCTTTTGCGCCAACTGAAATACAATCGCTCAAATGAGCTGTATTGCATTTTGATATTGTGCTTATTCATGGCAGCACGTAGCCGTGAAGCTATCGAGCCTGTGCCTTCATGAACTTCTTTGTAAACCTCAAAGTATTCACCTTGCATAGTAGTTATTTATTGCCCCTGATATACCCGGCTAACTCCGCAAGATTGGTGCTAATGGTCAAGTTCTGTGACGCTATCACATCAATCTTCTTTTCAAGCTTATCAATGGCTTTGTTCTGTTCTTCTTTCATGGTATTCAACTTAGTATTGAATTCATCTTTCGTGTCTTTAAGTGATTCTGCTAGCATAGTTACCTCGCGTTTATGATATGATTCTACTTTGCCAAGTGCGCTGGATACTTTGACCACATCGCGCTTTAATGCGTAGTACAAACCCGTTAAGGACACAGCACCACCAATGATTGTTATAATATCTCTCGGTTGAATATCCATTTCTATAAGATTACAAAGTATAAAGTTGAAACTGCAAGCGCACTAATACCTAATGACAGCGTCACGTTGTGTGCTACTAGTCTACGGTTGCGCTTCTTAAGGTCTTTTATCTGTAGTTCTTTCTCCTGTGCTATTGCTTTCTCTATGCTTTGCTTGTTGTCATATATCTGTGCTAAGGTCTCGTAGCTGTTGGCCTGTATGCCTGTGATTTTAGAATAGTAATGCGTCTTGAGTTTTTCAAGTTGGTATAGTGAATCTATTTCCATGCTCGTTTGATACCAGTACATCATGCTAGTGTAATTCAGATTCATCAGTTGCACCTCGTAAGTCGTAAGTTTTGGAGTAAAATCCAGACTTGAGGAGGCTGTCTGATTTTTTGAGCGTTGCGCGAAACTGACGATCGGCAGTAGCATCATCAGCATTAAGAATTTGGTATACGTCATTTCGGTAGTATTGATTTGTTACATCTTGCAACTGAATAATCGTATCGCCGCGCATAGTTAAACTATCTATTTTGGCATACAAGTTATTTGCTATTGCGTTATTTTTTTCAATCGCACGGTATAGTGAATCATTGATAGACTCCAGTCTGTCAACAGCAGGTGAAGGTGCAGGGGTATTGCAACTTTTGAACATTACAAATACTAGTAATGTAGTTACAACAACTGCACTAGCTATCAATATGCGCTTGTTTCTTATTGATTGTTCCATCTCGTTATGTGTATTGACTTATTCAATGGTCTTATCTTAACTAGAACACCATCACCCCTGCGACTATCTCTATCACCACGATCATTGGTGTTGCCTTCGATAGTGCGTACTGAATATTCGCTAATCTTATCTACTATTCCCGTATGTCCGATGGCCTTATACCTGTTTGTGTTTTTCCAATGACTATAAGATAAAGTCATTACCAGTACATCACCCGGCTTATGTGATTGATAGAACCTACCATCAGTAAAGATTACATCCTTCTTGTTGTAACACGTAGGTGACCACCCTGTGACCTTGGCCTCAACACCACACTCATGGAATATGGCACGCACAAAGAACGCGCACCATTGATAGGTGGGCTTCCAACCTACTTCGCGCATGAGCCGTTCAAAGTAACGGTCATCAAAGCCCATATTGTTACCCCCTTTCTCCCTAACACCAACATGTGCATAGGCTACAAGCCTTACACAATAACCGTCATTAGCGTGCGCAGGATGAATAGGAAGGCAGCAAAGTAAGCAAAGTACAACAGCAGATATAAAGAGATTTTTTGCCATGTAGTAAGTGACGTTTTAAGTTCTTCTTTGATGTCGCGTGAATAGATTTCCCGTTGCAATGAGCGGAAGTTGAAGCGTATACCCATGAACACAATGAAGTTGGCGAAGACCATGATAAGACCTGCAAGGATTACATACTGGATGTACTCTGTGCTTATCAATGCATCACCAAAATATTGATACGATAGTGTACCGCTTACACTAAAAATTAAGAAGGCAATCGGTATAGACCAAAAACCGTCGAATAACTCTAGGTTGTAACGCAGCTTCTTAAGAGCCTGGTTATTTTGACTTGTTTTTGTCTGCTTCTTTGGTGCCATTGGTACGTAGTTTAAATGAAAGCTCGCGTTCATAGCGTCTCAATCTTTCGGTATATTCTTGCTTTAGTGTCTTCTTATCACTCATGGTATACGATTAATGATATTACGTGAGTAAGTAGGACGGAATGAAGTGGCCGTGTTGCCCGTGCTGAACTGATAGTTAAGAGTATTTGTCACATCCGTCCGTGGTGATCTATCAGGCCATGTAGCAGTTGAGTATTCCGGGAACAAAGCGTTGTTAGCACACAAGTAATCCACTAGTAAAGTGGTGTAGTGTTCCGCGTTTTGCCTTGCACGGTCTATCATATCCTTCATCACAAGGTCACTTACCGCTACGGTGTCTTCGCTTTGACGTTGTACTAGCGTGCCATTGTCCATACGATACGATAGGTTAGGCATAAGCTCCACCATAACCCACCAAAGCAGCATCTTTTGAATGTAGTCTTCTAGTAGTAGTTCATAGTTACCGCTTATCGTGCCTGCTGCAACATCTGCCTTAATCTTATTAAGCAAATCAGTTCCCAAAAATGGAAGCAGCCACTTATCCTGTGCAAGATATACGGCAGGATAGATAAGGTTAGGGTCAACACTACCATTGACGGTGGTGTATTTCTTGACAAAGTTTTCGGATATTAATAGTACTTCAGGCATAGTTGTGATTATTGATTACCGTAAATAGGATTTGTTGGAAGGAAGCCGTTGTGGGGCATGTCTTCAGGCAGCTTTGCAACGAGCGCATTATTACGCACTTTATAACCCATACGTTCAGCAAGTGATACAGCTATTCGCTTTGCATCGGGGTCATTAGGATTAATCTTTGCGCCCTTTGCATCTACATATACACGCTTTTCCCAAAAGTGGCGGCAATTGCCACCGCCCTTGTAGAACCAAATATCGTAAGTAGCCGCACCATTAGGTCCCCATCCGGGATTAACCGCTACATTCTCCATTGAAACTATATCTTCTTTGCGATAGAGCTTACCCGCTTCCACCATCTTCTTGCAGAATGGGCGCATATTATCATGGCTAAAGCTACCTGCGTAAACGTAACGAGTAATAAAGTACTTACCATCGATAATGGCATCCTGTTCACTCTTTGCCTCTGGTCTTGCCGCACCTGTGCGCACCGCAAACTCGTGTTCAATTTCTTCATCAGCGTTATACGCATCAATCAAAATCCATTCTTCTTTCCAATCTTCACCTAATGCTATTAACGCATCACCTGCTGTGCTATCATCTTTTTTTTTTTCAAAAGCCATCAATGTAGCTTGCACTATTGAACTAATTTGTTCAGCGTCTAAAGATGCAGGAGCAGCAACATTGCCTGTTGCACTTGCATCGGGTGCTACTGCTGCCTGCTCTGTAATTAATGGCGTGTTAGGAACAATCATAAGATTTACACCCGGCATTTGATTACTCAATAGTTCAGTAATGCTCTTATTGATTTTAGCCTGATAAGGTTCTACTACTTGCTTGTTGAATATCTCCAAACCTGTAGCCATTTCGTCTTTGTTGCTACCAAATCCACCGCCTGTGTCGCGTATACCGAAAAGAAGTGGCGTAGTAACACGGTGTGCTGTGATTATCTTTTGCGTTGCGGTAGTATCCATTAATTGATACTGCTTATCCGCATCATTAACTGGGAATGGTGTAATCTCAGTCTTAGGTTGGTCACGCTCGTTAAAGAACATTACCACCTTGCCTGCATTACGCGCACCACTCATCTTGTTCTCCCAGTCCATCATCATCTGTTGCTTCTGCTCAGGCGTTGCTTGGCCGTTGTAGAAGTTGATAATGGTTGAAGGGAATAAACCGTTTGAGATTTGGTTGATGTGGAATATCGAAATCTGCTTATCTAACTCAATGTAGTTAATCGCACTCCAGTAATCGGGACGCGGGTATACATCGCTGCCCGTATATGTGAAGCACCAATAGATTTGGCGCGGTTCTTCATTACGTGTAAGGTAATTATACTTCGGAATGAATTCGGGCGTGTTCTTTTTCTTGCGTGTGTTTGACCAATCGTAGCTATGGAATATTCCTATCTCACTATCATCATCCTGATTGATCGCAATACGGCATTCTTCAAATGGTATAGGGTTTAGCTTGCTAATTACTGTGCGATCATTAGACCAAATGATTTCGATAAAGAAACCACCAAACAACTTCAAGTCGTGTGCGGCTGCATAGGTCAAAGTGTTTACATCCAGTGCGTCAAGTTCCGCTTGATATTGTTCAGACTTGATACCCTTCCCGGCTATCATATCACCAATGGCTACAACAAGCGAACCGTGTACGGGTGATTCATGCGCTAGGTCACGGAGGTATTGCGGGAAATCATTTTGTTCACCGTAGTTAACCCAACCTTTACGGTCTACTTTTTCAGCATCACTCTTAGCTACATATTCACTAAGCTTCAAGCTAACTATATTCGATTCTTTATGCTCCATAGATAATGTCATTTGATATTACTTCGCTAGGTACATCATAGAACTGCTCATTATCGGTCAACACAACGTAACCACGTTGTACAACACCCACAACACTACCATTCGTAGGGTTAATATTGCTAGAACTATTTTGTCCATATACCACATAGCGATACCGCCCCGCTAAGGTAAGACCTACGGTCGTTACTGTGAGCTGCGTTATACGCACATTTTCCAACACTACGGTTGCAACCTGTGCAAGTTCTTCGCCCGTTGTGCTATTTTCTTCGTGTGTGATTATGATTAGATAGTGAGTGAACGCAGTAGCGAAGTACTGGCGTGCCTCATCTAATGAAAGAAATACGGTTTGATTCGCTGTGTTGGTAGTTAGATATATCATGCTTATTGATTTAAAAAGGGGGCAGTACAAGCACCGCCCCCTTTACACACAATGAATACAAAAACAACAAGACAAAGTCTTAGTAAGCAGGGCTTACAGTAATACCTGCAAAGTTGTCAAATGGCACAGAGGTAAACGGCTCAAGGTGTACAGCAGGTGCAAGTTCTTCTGCAATTGTTGTAACTTGGTAACCCATCAAATCTGCCTTTTGCGCTCCTGATTGTACAGTACCTGCGGTCAACTGTGAGCCTTCGCCCGCACCAACCAACAAGATTTGGTCATCATTAGTACGTACAAAAACAATCATTTTCGCCTTTGCTACGTTCAAGAACTCGTTACGCATGTCTTGATTCAACTTACCGAATGTCCATCCAACTTCTTGCGAAAAGTAAAGTGTACCTGTTTCCAAGTTCTTGTTTACTGTCTCAATGTAAGAACCGCTGTTGCGGAATGGAACGTAACGGTAGATAGTAGCCGTAGGCAATCCGTCTACTTCGCCATTAGTACCACCATAAGTGATACCACTCTCGAAGTCTTCGTAGTTAGCAATAAGTACTTCCTTAACCCCGCCGATACCTTCGAGGCACCCGAGGCTGAATCCTGTGGTTAATTCACAAGCCATGTTTTATATAGTTTTAAAAGGGGGCTGTTACACCCCCTTAGTTATTAATTATGCTCCCCAGTAGGTGATGTCTTCACCAACTGCAATCTGTGCTCCGAGGTAGAAGCGTGCGCCGTAACGT